CGGTGCTTCATATACTCCTTTACCAGAAACATATCCCGTTGCATCCACATTCCCATTTACAACACCCCCTGATTTTGGATACGCACTTTTTGCCAACTCCACGGTTTCCACTAAACCAAGGTTTTTTATAAACTCACTTTTATTAGGGATATCTGCGCCGTTTTGTTTTTTTGCCAACCTGCTGTTGGCATTATCGGTAGCTCTGTTCGCTTCATCATGAGCATTTTTAGCTGCCACATTTGCCGTATTTGCAAAATCGTATGCTTCCTTAATTGCTTTTGGCGTCGCCGCTAAGGTTTCATTTGTGCTATTTGTCGCACTACTCAGTTGTACAATCCCCTTCTGAGTCAATGAGGCATCAGAAACACCACTCAATTTGCTCTCAGCGATTTTTCTAATATCGTGAACCGCTTTCGGAGTCGCCGCTTGATCTTCTCTGTCAGAATTTGTCGCACTGTTGAGTTGCGATATGCCTTTCTGCGTCAATGAAGCATCAGGGATTTCTGTAGTAATTTTATGTTTTAATGCTAAATCCAATTGCGCTACGAGTTTCTCCAGGTCTCCATCATCCATAACGTCTTCACCGGTTTTTTCTGCAATGTATTTCCCTATCACCGCTGCAATAACCGAAGATTGGCGCCAAACTTTATTTAATCGCTCACTCCTCGCTATTCCTGATTTAAATCCCTCCTCAATGAAATCTGCACTTTCATATTCTTCTTGCGATAAAGTATTAGCGTTTTCACCAATGGCAAATGCTTTAAAATCATTTTTAGCCATTTCTAACCCTCCACTATATGGTAATTAACCGTTATCCCCATAGGTTTAAGCGAGAGATAACCCTGATGGATGATTTCTTTAGTAATAGTACTGATTGATTTACCTTTGATAGTCACAGTAAATGACATATCCAAGTTATCTTCGAAAGATACAGATAGGCCATTATTTGAATGAATAAAACTCAGGATGTTATTAAATGACTCAGCCGTTCCATCCCAGTTATTTGTACCTATTTTAGCTTTGATGACGATTCGATAATTATCATCATCCAGTTTGATATAACTTTTATCACTGTCAAACCGCCCTTTCCACATGCCGCTATCAAACCCCAAATCAGTAATATCAAAGGAGAAGTAATAGGATTCAATTGGAGTCTGAATCATTCGATTTCTCCCTACCCATTCTCCAATAATATCAAGCTGTTTGCCCACTGCTTTATCAAGGTCAAAACTGCTAATCAGTAAATCTGTTGTCAGCGCATTCTGGTTGAAAATATCCGTCACAGCTTCAAGCATCCTGACGTATTTTTTACCTTCCATGTGATATGCAGGAATCAGCTTCATATATTTGTTCATTCGAGCACCGTTACTATTTTAATATTTTCAGGTGAACACGTCGGCGCTTCATTAAAAGCTATGTCAATGTTCGCCGTTCCGGTTGTCGATGCTGATTTTCCTACTATCACAGATAATACTTCATATGTCTGGCCTCCGTTTTTATTACATAAGTTTGCCGGCACAAATAAGCGAGTAACATATACTCCATCACCAATATAAAGGGATTTTATATAGTTAGATATTTCATTACGAATATTATTGCCAATATCTGATGTATATCCGATAAAGGGTTTAATGTGTATTTCAACATAAATTGGCACCAGTGTAGGACGATAGAAGTTAATCGTTTTTTTATTGCCATAATCATCGGTAATCGTTTCAGAGGTGGTGCCAAATGTCGGTATACCCGGCGTTTTCTTTACCAAAATAGTCCGGGCAATCTCTTTCGAATCTCCACCATCAATGACAAGTGCAATGCTATGAGCGGGTATGCCATTTTCATCCGTTTTATCCGAGTCGTTGTCATATCCCCGGTAACGTGAAACCCCATGCAGATTGGCAATTGCCCCCATCAGTCCATCCATAATGGTTCTCGAAGGCAACGCAACTGAAACCGCTTGCCGTATTCTCAGTTCTATATCGGTTTCAATTCCCCGACCAAGTGTAGCCGCAACCGGGTTCGTTACGGTTTGCCAGCCCAGTGTCGGCGTAGCAATTTGGTTAACCGTGTGGGGCAATGCGCCAATAGCGCCCGATTTTTGACAAACCGCCGTTACAATAGCCTGACCGTGTGTGTCGATAATCACTTCATCCGGTAGTGACCAGGTGTTTCCCGCATCATCCCGGACGGAAGCGTTGCGGATTACGGTGCCAGCCCGACCAGTGACCAAAACATCCACCGTTGAGTTGCTGGAGCTTTTTCTGGTAATGCCGTTGATTTTGACATTACGGGAAAGCCCTTCCCCCACCGCTGTTGTCGGGCTAAATGAGTTATAGGAGGCAATGGTTGCGTTATTACAACCGTGAATAACGTATGCTATCAGCGATAAGAAAACACCGTCTTTACTGTCAGATTCAATATAAATATCGTCCCCATAAATATCCCTGAATATCGTCTTCCAGCTATTTAAGATGGTTTGATAATCAGGCGCATTGATCCCGTTTTTGTCAATGGCAGGTAACATTGTGTTGATAATACTTTCATACATCAGCAGTTACTCCTGTCTGTCCATAAATCGTGTCAATCGTGACGGTAATGGTGATTTTTCTTGTGTTGGGGTTTCTTTCACTACGGTAGTGGATAATGTTCTCTACACCCGGCGTTTGTAGTATTCGCTGTCTAATAATCAGGTCATAAAAACCCGATGTGCCTTTACCCAACACGTTGTCGTAATCGGTCCCTTCCCGGTTATCAAGAAACCATTCGCCATTACGCAGCATCAGACGAGTTTTTACTGCCTGTGAAACCGCTTCCGGCGTATTGATAAGAAAACTCGCCTCTCCACGACCAAATACATAATCGTTGTCAATTTCTCTTCTGTATCTCATTGAGGTTTCCCCGTCTTACCGCCACCTGATTGCACACCACTATGTACATGGTTTTTAAGGCTAATCCCTGCTGCTGTCACATCGTTATTCACCGCGACAGGGCCTTGCATGGTTGCAGTACCACCACCAGCGCCCATGCCTTGTGATAAGTTGCCGTTAATGGTGACGTTGCCATTTAGGATGATTTCAGGTGAAGTGATTTCAGTACCGCCATTAGCTGTGGCGTTAAGTTTTGCCGGTGTGATAACCGTGATGTTATGACTATTGGGATCGAGTTCGATATACGCCGCGCCATCATCACTTCTTAGTTGCGCGGTGTTAGTGCTGATATTAGTTATTTTTTGCTGCTGAGATTGTGGACCAATAATTGCAAATCCATCAGATAAGTTGTGCTGCCGGGGATCTACCGGTTCCTGTACCCCGCCAGATTGCCACCAGTAATCAATACAACGATCAGCAAATACGACCAAGCATTCATCACCAGCTTTTACCGGGAAGGTTAGCGTTACGCCGCCGCCTCTTGGGAATATAACTGGCACATCCACTAACAGCGGCAAGGATACTGATTCCAGTTCCCCGTCTTTTTTCCTAATTTTCCATCTGATGGCCGGTTGGGCTGTAACGGTTACCGCATCAGCATCAAATGATTGAATAATGCAAGGCAAAGAGACATACAATCCAGCGCTAATGACTTCTTGCATAGCGAAAAAGACCGCTTCGGGCCTATTTAGTCGTTCATCAGTATTTATCATTCGCTCTCTGCCTTATCCTTATTGTGAGTTGATTGATTCAGCAAAGTATGATCGCTCTTAGCGATACACATTATTGTCATATACCACTCTGTTTCGCGGGTATCGCCGGAATACTCCACATTGAAGACAATGTAATCACCGTCAGCATCCAACATTGCCGGTTGTGCTTTTGCATCCTTATGATCGCCAGACTGAGCAGCTTGTTTAGTAGCTGGATCAACCGGTTTGATTGAGCGGTTATCCAGTCGAATTAATGTACCTGGGCGAATATTTGGATTAATTAAGCATGTAACGTTAATACCTGAACCAATAGTTTGTTCAGGCATACCAATAAGACCTGTTTGTGAAGTAAGGATAATGGCTTCCGTTAAGTATTTATTTTTGGGCACAATATGTAGTTTGTTATCTTCATAGCGCCAATTAGCATCACATTGTTTTGCCAGATTAGAAACTTCATTGCGGTGCATGCCAAAAAGCACTTTTCCTCTGGGTGAGGCTGATTTGCTAAATTCAGGGCGTAGACCTGCCGTAATGCCATATTTGGTAATATCACGCATTAACAAATGATCTAAATCTGCTTGTGAATATCCAGCCGCAATGGTGGTATTCACGGTCGCGTAATTGTGTGCTTCATCCCCGTCCGCTGCATGAATCACAACACAAGTATCCGTTGCGTTGTCTCTCTTTACATACGTGTACTGAATTTGGCCTGAAAATATTTGTCCTGAGTTCTCTTTATAACCGGCCACAAATTTAATCTTGTTAAATTCATTCCGGCGTAATTTATTACTGGTTTCGTTATTAAGGTTATATAGGGTAAAAATACCGGTAGCAGGGTTGGAAGATTCCGTTCTGCTAATATTAAATGTGATTTTCAGGTCTGATAAATTTACTTTTTCGCCATCTTTGTCTACAACGATAAGGTGGCATTCTCTTATCCATTGTTTTGACATAATTCACCTAATTAATAGAATTAAAATTAATAGAAGTAAAAAAACCGCAATTAAGCGGCTTATGTAATAAATTATTACAAAATATCTTACCTTACCTTTATCAAGTTAACTCATTACAAAGTATAACCTGTCCTCTTTACCAAGATTATTTCTGAAAGGTTTCTCCTGATTTATATCGCCATAAAAAATTAATGATCCGTTAAAACCAAGATGACGATATTGTTCCAGTAAGTCAGCCCCAAAAACCAACGGCAAACCTGTAACGATCAATTCACTGTCCGGCGTCATAATATCCAAAATCCAACCCGCAATATCACGCCACATTAATCTCATTTTATAGTTAATGCCATTTAGCTGAATATCGAATTGCTGATTTTGAGGTGATAAAGGTATTTCTACAACCCTAGCCATTTCTTACCTCGCTCTATAATAAAATCAAGAATAATCTTTGGCATCGATGGCTTCACCGTGACTTTGGCTCCCATATTAACTACAGGTGCTGTATCTTCAGGATTTTTCATATTTTCTGCCGGTGCAGCTTTATTCGGTGATGTTTCAACAATAACAATTTCACGTAAGTTTAAAACTACCGATAGAACATTTTCACTGGTTTTATCGGTGGTGACACTGATATCTTTAATCAACATATTTTTATATAAGCGCTTTCCCGTGACGACATCAAACGGTTTATGTGATGCCCTCAGGTCAAGTAGCTGTTGATATATATCACGCGGACTGGTTCCAAGGCTCAGTCCGGTAGAAATATCAAATACCTTTGTGGTATCAATAATATCAAGTAGCGAACCACCACCCGCGAAACCTAAATCCATTCTTACTTCTGATGGGCTGTCATAAGCATGATCACTGAATGTCACCCCCTGCTGAACCGGATGATCGGTGATATTCGATACATCGGTATGTGTTTCTGAAATAACGACACTCGGTACAATGACACCTATCTTTCTCTTCTGTTGAGAAAACATGACTGATAATATATCCATTGTTATCTCACCTGTGTTTGCATATTTCGAAGGAGCATACTGTGAGTACGTTCTATCGTTTCTCCGGTCAGTCTCGCCGCTTCTTTGGGAGATTCAACGCCATTAATCTCAATATGGTAGTTTACTTCTCCTATTCCCTGCATATTATTGCTGGCAGATATTGGCGCACGATATAATAAAGCGGGAGTAAATTCCTGATGATTCACCATATTATTGATATTTGTCACCGCACCGTTGATCATTCGGTGATCAATGGACATATTCCGCAAAGAATGAACCACATGATTTAAATGTCCAGCCCGCTTTGGCGGTTTATTCGCTGGCTGTAACTCTGCCATAATCGCTGACCTGATAAATTCTGGTGAATAGGGATTACCACCACTTTCCACTATCATCATGTTATCAATCAGCCGTTGCATCACATCAGGATCAGTGAGATCAAGGACCGTATCCTTAGAAACTCCCATCATTTTAGACACATTAGCAATGTACTGTTTGGTTTTATTATGATCTTTCTCTGGTGCCCATACCGGAACAATACTTGCAATAGTCTGTAGCTTTGTTCCTGTAGTTTTACCATGAAAATAACGACTCAACTGGTGAGCAGTAGCCCTTAATCCACTGAATGCATCTGGATACTTAGCAAATCTGGGTTTTGGGTTATCTTCAGGTACCGCTCCTGTCTGATGTACAAAGTTCATATTTAATGGATTGTTATTCCGTACCCCTCGCGAAGACTTTAATCTCTTTAACTTTGCTGCTGTAAGCTCACTATTAAAGATATTCGTTGGCGGATTAACTGGAGTATTTAATCCCTTAGGAGCATTATGATGCTCAACAATGCCAGCCTTAAGATGATCTTTATTTAATTGCTTATGCTGTCGTTTATTTTTTATTTTACTTGTTCGTTCTGATATTTTATTGGAAACATCAGCAACTTTTTGGCTGTGTGCTTTGTCGATTATCGTTCTCTTACCATCAATTTGTTCTTGGTATTTTTCATATTTATCTTTGCCGAAAAATAGCGTCAAGTCAGAAGCAATATAGATCCCATGTGTTGACATCCAATTATTGAGTTGACCATATGTTATCAGTGGCTTTTTATTTGCTTCATGTTCTCTTTGCCGCCGTGACAATGTTTCAGCCATTGTTTCGTGATTTTTCTTTGCTTCTTCCTGTAATGCATTTAATCGACTATTAAAATCAAATAATACCCCCAGAACAATTTTTCTTCCTGTAAATTTCCACAACTCATTCAATGTCGCCAATAAACCTTTCGCAGAAATTTCTCCTTTGTCTAACCATTTGACTAATTCCTCAATGGCATTAAATATGTCATCACTATCAAGTATGCTAGTATTTTGATTAGTACAATCCGTTGGTATTTTTAATAACTGCTCACCCATCGATGCAACCAAGGAAGCAGTATTAAAATGGCGACCATTTGTAGCATGGGATTGAATATCAATACATGGCAGAAATGTCTCTACGCTCCCCACAGCTCGGCTGACGCCACTATTAATAGATTTAATTTTTTCAATTGTTGCGTCTGTTTTTTGCAACTGTCCGCAGAGTTTGTCCAGCCCATTAGCAGCTTGAGTAATAAAATTAACCACCGCTAATGTGGCTTCTTCAATTTCCGCCCTCATGTTGAGAATACTAGACGTGATTTCGGCAGTAACAGCCATAAATTTACGCTGCCCTACTTCATCAACATCAAACTTAAGCGATCCCAGAAAATCTTTCGTTGTTTCAACGTTATTGCTCACTTCGCCACCTCTCTATCATGGCCTCATTTTCCGATTTAACATCAAGGGCATCGTTCATCAATGCAATATCAGCCAGATCAAGGACGCTGTTTTTCAATGATTCATAACGGCACATGCCCGCAATGACCGGGCGTAACAGATAATCACGCCCTTTCGGGAGGGTTTCAAAATTTAAACTGGCTTGTCCTGGAATTACATTGCGTTCTCTAATGGGGCGGGAAAAAAATTTCCCAATGAGTCTCGGATAATAAAACCGACAATTTTTAGTAATTCGAAGCCGTTGATGTCATCAAACATCAATACCTGTCCATCAGATTCATAAATCCGACTCCAAATACCATTTTGTTCACGAGAAACTACTGATAAGCAAATATCATTAATTTCATGTCGGTTAGATTTTCCTAACGCGTTGATGGATTCAACCAAATAAGGAAGCACTTCTTCAAAGCCCGCTACCCCATCATCACTTTTAGCTGTCACGATCTTTTTCATCAGCGGCCCAAGTGCCGGAATAGCCGGAGCCAAAGCCACTGCTAAATCCTGTTGCTGAAAAGCGTTCAATTTACCACCGCGATATTTTTTACCCTCAATTTCAAATTCCATGATCACTTATCCTCAAGCGCACTCAAACTACCGCAGCATAAGTCCGATGTTGAAAATGTGGACAAATGCTCCGGCAGATTTGACGGTGATTTAAATGTTTGTGAAGTAAGTTGGTTAGAATGTGCCTAACATGATGTCGATTTTTCCACAATCAAATACCCAGGCAACGGTATTACCGGCTTTGCTATTCTGCAAATCAGGCTGTTTCTGAAAGGCGACGGAACGTGCAACAGCAATGTCGTTACTTTGTTTATTTCGAATAACAATCACGTTATTGCCCCATGCTGCTGATGAAAGTGATTGCGCACTGAGCATCGCATTCAGTTTGGCGTTGACTGAACTGGTCTTAAGTAAATTAACCGTAATGGTTCCAGACTTGGTTGCATGCAATGAATGCATGACTTCTCCGTCTGCGCCGGTGGTCATGGTGTTTTTACTCTCCGACATGGTGACTGTAATCCCCTCATCCGAGAGCGCGGCGCCGTTACCAAGATCAAAAGAGCCGCCGACTCCCGTAATAGAAGCGGAAACATCAAGAAAAGAATATGTAGCCATTTTCAACCCTTATCTGTTTACATTAATAATGACATCAGCGTAGTGAACAGCGCCTGCTAATTTGATTGCACACTGAATAACTGGCGCTTTTCGAGCTTCCCGATCAGCCTGTGCCTGCGTCGCAATCGGCGGTGCGTAAACGTAATAACCTTTGGTTAATGTCGCGCCAGTATCCAATGCGCCGATTGGATCACCTCCCCATACGCCATGAGCGATTAACCCGTTTGTCACCGCCTGAGAAAGTGACTGTTCAATATTGGTGATTAAGCGTGTAACCCCTTCATCAGTCTGTGGGATCTTGCTGGTGCTGGTGTAAAGCAGGTTATAAAGATTGTTCTGAACGTAGTTTTGTAGCCAATCCAAACCATGACGCTCATCAATAAAATCCCCATTCGCCATGACACCTTCCTGAATAATGGCAGTATCATTGCTGTATTTAACAAAAACGTTGCCGTTTTGCATCTTCAATATATTGGCTTGCGTTGCGGTGAGGTTTTCTGCGATTACAGCGGGTTCCTGTTTAAATTTCAGGGTAATAGTGGTGTTATTACCGTTGAAATTGACGGTAAACATACGTCCAAATAGAGAAGCAACGGTATAAGGTTTACCGGTTGAATATTGCCAAAGTGTACGCTGATAGTTTTTCTCTTTCAGTTTCGAACCAATATCGGTTTTAACCTCAGCATCCAATACGTCTGCTTTTTGCGCTGTATGTCCATAGATACGGGAAACAGATGCAGACTCGATGTAATCAGCAACGGACAGAATATCTTCATCCGTTAGAGAATCATCAGCGATAACCAGCCCATACCAGCCGCTGGATGCTGCACCCAGCGTCGCTACCGCCTCAGCAATGGTTTCTGCTTTGGTAGATTCGATAGCTGTAGCACCCGATATTTCGTCCAGCTTTAATAAATCACCAATATAAGTTCCCATCGTTGCTGGTGAAATATAACCAACAATATTCGCTGAATTCGGCATAATAGCGAAACGTGAAGAGGAGCTATCATATGTGACTGAACAATCTTTCAATTTATCCGCCACCCGTTGAGCGACGCCATTTAGATTGGTCTCTTTACTCAAATCGATGCCGTTGTATACCGTTTCTTTACCGTTAATCGTCAACTTAAAAGAACCATCGGTGACAGCAGTAAATTTGCTAATAATTTGTTGCTGTTTATCCAATACGGCTCCTTGTAAAGAGGAGACCACATTGTCCTTAGCCCACCGACCAATATATAAATCAACAGGACGTGGCGACTGGGAATAATAAAGCGCTGCGGCCTGATATTCTGGTGAAGTCAGTCCAAAATCAGCACCGACGCCATCAATATCCGAATACCGGCGTAAACGTTCGTGAGGATTGATCACGTTGCTTGCGCCAATTATCAATAACGCACCAAAGTTCCGGGACTGAGCCGCATGAGGAGCCATATTCAACGTAACATTGATAATGTTTGAAACAGGTAAACCCTGCATAATTTAATCTCCTAAGAATTTGACAGGCGCTTCCACCAGTGATTTAACACCGTATTCACGCACTACTTTTCGCCGCAAGGTGATCGTCATGTCATAACGACGCACCTTCTGGTTATTGATAAGTTCCGGTAAAGACGTCAGCCGGCTGAGTTTGTTTACTGAAAGGCCGAAACGCTCCAACTCGTCGTTGTTCTGACTGACCGCCAGCCCATCACGAAAACGGGCGCCGTACCGCTGGCTGTTCGGGCCATAAAAGGAAATCAAGCACACAATTTCTTCATGACGCCATAACTTGGTTCCTTCATCAGTCTGGTTCTCAAAAGCAGGCAAGGCATCCGCAACAAAATCCGTGATAACAAAATCACACCAGTCATCATCTGCCGGTAACGGAGGCAGTTGTGCTGATGTCCATCGAGAACGCACTTTATCGTCAGACAAACCAGAAACACCGATCACCCAACGACTCAGTATGCGCTCCAGCTCATCATCGTACTCAGGCCCAGATGTGACAGGTGTTAACCAACCCGCTTTATCACTACCGTTGCTCATCAAAAATACCTCCATCAAACAGCAATAACTCGCCCTGTGCTTGGGTAAACCAAGCCTGTATAAGGGCTTAGTTCTCAGCACTAAGTTATGATTGATTTAATAGGGATACCGACCGCGAAAAAGGTAAAAAAATAGGCGTAAGCGATTCGCGACGGCAAATGCGAAAAAGGCCGCAATATAATGCGACCTCAAACATAATGCGACTTTATTATCTGCAAAATCTGAATGAAAAAAGCCCCGATATTTCTATCGGGGCTTATTCGCAACTTTAACTAATTAGTACACTACCATAGCTTTTTGCGTACGCGCAAGCTTTTTGTGTTTTTGTATTTCATCATCCATTTCTAACTTAATATCCAGCATAGCCAAACATCCCTGAACAAAACTTTCACCCTTTTGCAATCGGGAACGTACTTCAATATCAGGCACTTTAATTAAACGCGCGATGGATCGTTTAGAAATCCCCAAAGCGTAGTACATAAATAAGACTTCAATTTCTTCAGACTTATCTACCGTCTGCAACTTTGCGATACAAGCATCAATGATCAAGCCATCGTTATCACAACAGGAAGGACGTAATGAACGAGTTGACGCAATCAGACCTTTAAATCCAGCAGCGATCGGCGGCCAATTAACACCTGTGGCATCATCAACCCAACCGCCCCAACACTCTAAAACTTGTTGAATATTGCGCATACATTTTGACCTTAACTTTTAGTAACAAATAGTAGTAAAAATTATTTTCATAATGGTCTCATGCATCCATGCATTCGGCATTATAACAAATTTCTCATTCTCTATTTTTGTGTTTCTCTGCTACGTAACTACATCGTTTAAATATACATGCTTACTTAGTCTATTAAACACAAATAGTAAATAACCCCTATTCTTGACCAAGCTTAGTTTCAGAGGAAAACACATAAATATCGTTATTAATACGGATGGTCATAAGGTGTTTATCTTCCTCATCCACGTATTTATTATACAAATTTATAATCTTCAT